ATTTGCAGCACTGTTAGCTGGATTTGGTGTTGCAGATTGATACACAACTTGAAGTGGCGTATTAACATCTTGAATAATTAGGCAATTTTCTCTTGTTTCGTCGCCCTTTAACGCGACATTCTCAACGAAAGTGCCTGTTTGAACTTGAATTGTGATTGTATTGCCTACTTGACTGCTCACGCGACCAATTGCGGTTGCTGTTGGTATATTGTCGCCTTGATAAACGATCTCACCAAGTTTAAACACGCAACCATTTGCCAATACAAATTGACGTAATGCGGTATTCTCAAGTTCAATGGAAGTATTTGCAACGGTTTTACGAATAATACTAGCCTCTGTTGTGCCGCTGTAAAAGTATGTTTTCATACTAAAATTAAGCGTCCAAATTAAATAACGAACAGTTCCCTTTTCACCTTCATATTCTTGTGAGTAAGAAACATCGTTTAAAATAACAGGAACATCTCTTTTAGTTTCAATGTTATCGATAAAGTTAATTGATACGGTATAATCTGGATTGAAGTATGGTAATATTTGTTCAATGATTTGTGTACCATCTTCTACGTTTCGAGCATACACACTTAATTCAAAACCAATTGTATATGGTGTGCCGCCGCGCAAATAATCTAATTTTGAATTTGATTTTACAAAAAACGTTTCATTAAAAGATGATAATTTTCTTGATGAATCATATTGAATTGATGTTATTTCAAAAGACATTCTTGGTAGTGTCGTTTGAACATTTTTTTGTAGGTCAGGATCGCCAAGAAGTTTTGTTATAAATGTTTCTTTTGGTGCGTATGACAACGGCACTTTAAAGCGTTCAAGTTCTGTGAATGTATTGTAACTATAACGTTTGAGTGTTATGTCATTAAAAATTGAACCAAACGCAATAACATTTTTGCGTATGATTCTATGATAGAATGATGCACCAGATAACATTATGGTTCACCAAACGGATTTGATTCTGTAAAGTCAAGGATACCGCCGTCTGCTTCAAATTCAATTAATTCATTATTGTCGAGACCATCATTAACATTGTCAGCAAGATTTGCGCTGTTTAATATAAAGGAAGCGTTTGATGTAAGACCTTTGATTGCGGCAGAGGTAGCAAAACTTCCTTTCACATTTTTCAATTTAAGTTTAAGTGTTGGTTTATCCCAATCTGCGACGAAGGCAGTAGCAGTTGCAGTATTAAATGTATTGCCTTGATATACAGGTTCATTAATTTGATATGTCAATGAACCTCCAGAATTCATTGTATACTCATATACAAAACTATGATTATTATCAATTTGATCTACTTCTGGATCACCAACATCAAGATTTTCATTGCTGTAGCGAAAGAGTTCACAAGTGACAAGAAATCCATAATATCCAGATTTACCGAATGTGTAGAAGAAATTGTCGCGTTCGACAAAAGTGATTTCAAACAGATTTTTAAAGTTTGTTAGCCACAATAAGTCGCCCTCTCTTGGGCGTATGAGGTTTTGTGGAATGCCTCTCTTGAATGCACGATGAGGAATTACAAACTGAACTTGCTTGCGAATTTCAAGACCGAATTTACTAAACAAATCGCCGCCTTGAAATCCGTCGACATTTTGAACATAAACTGCGATTGGATATGATGAATCGTATTTCTTGGTTGGGTCATCGCCGAATAGTAAATCGAACGTTGATCCAGTTTCACGAGGAATATATTTCGCATCAATACCGTAAGTCGTGACAACTTCTCCGATTAGATCTTCATATAATCGTTGTTCTGGTGTTGAATTGTAATTATTAAAATAAACTGATGTTGGCATTAACCAATCTCAAACTGTGGTGGCTCTTCGTAAGTGTCGCGAAGCAATGCTTCAAGTTTTTCAATCTCCTCAACTGCTTCGTTCCAAATTTGTTGACCGTTTAAAGTAATTCCACCTGGAAGTTGAACGCCAGAAAACTTTTTAAGATTTTCGCCCCATTGCTTCTTAAACAATGCGGTTGTATATTTCTTGAGCCAAGTATCGCCCCAAATGCCAGTAGCGACGTCGGGATCTAATGCTTTATAGCATTCGATAATCAAATAACTTCCTGGCTGAACTCTGTTATTCCACTTCATGTCGATAAACAATTTTCCGCCATGTCTTGTGAAACGGACTGGCTGTTCACCCAAAAACAACAAATCGAGAGTACGAATATGTTGTTTAGCGAGAGCATAATAAACATAATCGGCAGAAGTAAAATCGTATAGTTCGTTCAAACGTAATTGATACGTCAAATCGAACATATTAAAGTTACCAGCAGCGTTTGAGTTTACGCTATCTGTGCTGACTGGGAACATACGAGTAATTCCCACAATAGTGTTTGGGACGCTAATATATGTGTTTGCAACGTCGCCGTTTGTGACCTGATGCTTTAAATAGGTCTTTTCGACCGCATCGTAGTGAAACATTTGATACATACCAAGCGCATCATCAATACGATCGTCTAACTGATCGTCGTCGACATTAATTTCAACTACTGGGAACCCCAATTTTCTTAATGCATAGTCTTTTAATTCGGAGCGAGAAGTAGGTTTAGCCATTAAATTTCATCTCTCGGGTGGCGTTGCGTCCATAGAACTAGACTATATTTAGTTCCACTTGTAATTGGTAAACTTTCATGACCGTGAGTTACCTGACCTGGCCAAAGGAGAATTTCGCCGACTTTCATGTCAACGTTGCTAATTTTCTGCCTTCTGAAGTATAATTCGGCGCCAGTGTAATCGTTATTCAATTTGACGGTTCCGCTGACCATAGAAGCATCATTATGGCAAGAAAGAGAAGCCTGAGTATCGGCTGTATATTTTATAACGAAAAGGTCTCTGATACCGTACATCTGCGTCGGTGACCAATAAGATTCGATAACTGGGAAAACATATTCCTTCAAATTAGTTTCAATTGCTTTCCACAAGTTCACATCAATCGCTTTAATTCGAAGTTCTTGCCCTGGAAATTTGTCATAATCAAGAGGCTTAAATCCACCGTTTTTGCGAGCGGTCTCTTCTGCCATACCAATTAAGTCGGCACACATTTGTGGAGTCATAAATTGCATTTTAATTATCTCAGGACCAATCACTTCGTATTTTTTAGAGTTCGCAAATTTATAAACTGTTGGCGCTTTCGGTGGATTTAATGCATTACAAATTAGATCAAATTTTTCTTTTGCCTTCGGACCGCCATTGCCGTGTAATATAACTCCCGTACAACTTGTTTCTGAGTTCACGATTTGTTTAAACCGATTGATGCCAATTTTATCTTCAACCATTGAAACGCACTGAAAGACATAACCCTCATGGTCGAGTTTTATATCATATTGTTTCGTTAGATATTTTTTCTGAAAATATAACTGATCGTCGTCCGTATCGTTTAATGAATCTGCTATAATCTTTTTAAGTTCAGAGACGACTCCGATAAAACAACCACTGTTTAGATAACGATAGCCGTTTGCAGGTTCAGGAAATGCAGATTCTAAACTGCGATCTGGCCAACAAACTTTTTCAGCAGCAAATAAAACTTTAGAGTGAAAACTTAAATAACGTTCGATAATTCCTTCTTCAAACTCATTGATTAAAACGTCATAACCATCAACAAACATTACAACATCATCATCGCGATAATTTTGCAGTTCTCTGCGGAGAAGATTTACCTTCATGCCGCCACCAGTTCCTTTTTTGACATCTCCTCCCGTCCAATCAACTCCTGCGCCGAGAGCGCGAACTTTTAAATTAAACTTATCTGCAGAAGTAAGTAATTGTTGGGCTTTCTCTAAATCTGTTGCAACTGTAACCACTTTCAGATCGAAATCTTTAAAGTATTTTGTTCCTGTTCCGATTTCAGTATCAGAAACGTTAAATGCTCCGCTCACAGGTTTGCAAACATTAGGTTCAAACGCAAGCGGTTTTATTTTCGGAAGATGACTAAAATAATCATTCAATTCTTGCGATGGATGAATACCAAGCATTAAAGGAAGATATTCGTCTGCAGGTAGTAAACTGTTAAACGCAAAGTTATTGCAAAGTTTTTTTGCGGCAGATGGTGTTAATGCATAGGCACAAGTCCAATAAGAATATGATGGAGTTGCTAAACGATCATTTATTTTTCTCGGATTGCGACCAATATCTTTGCGCGAAAGATACACAAACTCTTCAGTTTTTAATACATCAAGAATTTCGTCTAAATTAAAATTAGGTAAAAATTCAACATCATCTTCAAACACAATTACAGGCTCGTTTAATTCGATGCACTTTTTCCAAACACCAATGTGACTTAATGTGCAACCTATTTCACCATGTGTAAATTTACGATTGTGATAGGGGTCGCGCCATGAACGATAAGTGTCATAACCTAATTCTAATAACCTTGTATGTGAAATTTCCATTCCGTTTACTGCATCAAAACGATGCAATTCAACTTTAGATTTTTCTGGAAATTTTTCGTTAAATCGTTGAGTGAACGAATTTAGTTTTAACCGATTTTTCGCAAGGTTAATCACAAATGCACGAATCATAATTTAATCCTTCAAGTTGGTAGTGTTGGCCAAATCACTTCTGCTGGTGTTGCGTATGTTTGTGGAATGTCTCTGAGTGCCTGTCTATATGTAGCCCACTCGGTTTTCTTTGCTTCAGGAAAGTCAGGCAATTGAGTATAATCGGATTCTTTCAGTAAAGAATTTCTTTTTACTCGAATGTTATTCCATGTTATTACATAGGCTGGTTTTTCTTGCGTTTCAATTACACCATTTGTAACCACGATAGTTTTATTATTTGAATTGACTTCAAATAATAAGCGTAAATGTTCTTCGCGAGTAATTTCAATTTTATCGTCGGGTAATGACGGATAATTTAAAACGTCATCAAAAAAACCTTCTCTGCTTGGACTATAAAAAATTGCCATTGTCAATATCCTAATGCAATATAATATAAAAAGTTTGGTTGTACTGCGCCACTTGAAGATCTTTGATTTTGCCACTGAAATGCAGATAACCCTGCAAAGTATACTTGCGCCCAAACGTCACTCGCACCGCCACCTGGACCATCAGTTGTCAATTGAATACTATAACAAGCATTTGGGAAAGTTGTTGGAAATGTTGCTGTAATTACAGTAGGTTCATTCCAATTTGCAAACACTCGACTTATAGTGCCATATTGCAATATCGTTGAAATGCCTGTTACTGAATCTGAAGGGAATATAATATAACCTGTTGTGCCAGATATTGCTTGAGTATTTAAATTGGTTGCTGCGCCGCCACCACCTGGTGTTCCAGCAGCACCTTGGAATCCTTGAGCGCCTTGTGGTCCTGGTGGACTTGGACCAGTTGGACCAGGATCGCCTGTTGCACCTTTAAATCCTTGAGCACCTTGTGGTCCTGATGGTCCAGTTAAACCTTGTGGTCCAGTATCTCCAATTGATCCTTGAAAGCCTTGAGAACCTTGACGTCCCTGAGCGCCTTGGAAACCTTGAGCGCCTTGGAAACCTAGTGCACCTTGCGCGCCAGTCGGACCAGTTAAACCTTGAGCGCCTTGCGAACCTATTGCTCCTTGGACACCTTGAGAGCCTTGAAAACCTTGTGCTCCTTGGAAACCTTGGCGTCCTTGAAATCCTTGTGCGCCTTGGAAACCTTGTGGACCAACTCCAGGAGAACCTGCTGCGCCTTGCACACCAGCAGCGCCTTGAATACCCTGGCGACCTTGGAATCCTTGAGCGCCTTGTGGTCCTGATGGTCCAGTTAAACCTTGTGCACCCTGTATACCTTGAGCGCCTTGTGGTCCTGCTGTTATTGGTCCTGGTGCACCCTGTGTGCCAGCAGCACCTTGAATGCCTTGACGACCTTGGAATCCTTGGAATCCTTGTGGACCTTGAAATCCTGGCGCACCCTGAGCACCTTGTGTTCCTGTTGCACCTATTGCTCCTTGAAATCCTTGCGCGCCCTGTATACCTTGTGCGCCCTGTATACCTTGAGCACCTTGTGTTCCTGTTGCGCCTTGAAATCCTTGTGTACCTTGTGCGCCCTGTATACCTGTTGCACCTTGTGGTCCTGGTGCACCAGTTGCTCCTTGGAATCCTTGTGGACCACCTGGAGGTCCTTGTTCGCCTTTATCGCCTGTTCTATAAAAGCGAATTGAATATGGCATACCATATGTTGATGCTGGCATGCGACCAGAAATATAAACAACATGAATCTTAAAGTATTCACCAGATCCTGTATCAGGAACATAAGTGATTTGCGTAACTCTCCACATGGAGAAATTGTGTTCTTCTTCTAATCCTTCTTCAGGAACGGCATTCTCTTCAATTTCAAGAATGCCTTTGTATGTGCTTGTACTATCATCAAATGAGTTAATCCAATCATCATGACGTATTTGCCACACATCACCTGGATCAATAAAGATTCTTGTTACGCTATTGATATCAGCGTCATTAAATCTAAAAAATCCTGTTCCTGGATCGCTGTCTGTTATTGATCCATCTGGTCCACCTGGTGGTTGGAACAAATAACTTGTGCCACCAGAAGAAGCGGAACCAGTTTGCCCTACTCTACCTTGATTGCCTTGTACGCCTTGGCGACCTTGGAAACCTTGCGCGCCCTGTTCGCCCTGAACACCTTGCGAACCTTGCACACCTTGAGAACCTTGAGCGCCTTGGACGCCTTGATGACCCTGAACACCTTGAGCGCCTTGCACGCCTTGCGGACCAACTGGACCAACATCACCAGTTTGACCTGTTGAACCTTTATCTCCCTTTGGACCAGTTGGACCATCGGGACCAGGAGGACCTGGTGGTCCTGGAACTGATGATGGCGTACCAGGAACACCTGGAGTGCCTGGTGCACCGCTTCCTGGTAATCCTACAGGACCTGTTTCTCCAGGAGGACCTTGAGGACCGACAGGACCTGGTGGTCCTGGGCTTCCAGGTATACCCACTCCTGTTGGACCAATCGCACCTTGTGCGCCTTGTGCTCCTGGTGCACCTTCCGCGCCTTGAGGACCAGCCGCACCTTGAGCGCCTATTGAACCTTTATCACCTTTTGCACCAGGAATAAAAGAGTCTGCGCCAGTTGCGCCTTGTGCTCCTGGTGCACCTTGTGCGCCAGCATTGCCAGGTGCACCTTGTGCGCCTTGAACACCAGCAGCACCTTGTGCTCCAGGTTGCCCCACAACACCTGCTGCGCCTGTTGCTCCAGTAGGACCTTCTGGTCCCTCTGGTCCCTCTGGTCCTGGCGGACCTTCTGGTCCCTCTGGTCCAGGAGGACCTGTTGTGCCTGGAGGACCTTGAGTTCCTGGAGGACCTTCTGGTCCAGGTGAACCAGCGCCAGGTGGTCCTGTTGGTCCAGGAGGACCTGGAGCAGTTGATGGTGCGCCTGGAGGACCGACAGGACCTGGTGGTCCTGTTGTACCTGGAGGACCTGGATTATTTGATACGCCAGCAGCACCTTGTGCACCAGATGCACCTTGCGCTCCCTGCACACCTTGAGCACCTTGCGCTCCCTGCACACCCTGATGACCCTGTACACCTTGTGCACCTTGAACACCCTGATGACCTTGCACACCTTGAGAACCTTGTGCACCTTGTACGCCTTGGAACCCTCTAAATCCTTGTGGTCCTTTTGAACCAACGTCACCCTTAATACCTTTTTGACCTTTGGCACCACCAGATGCACCTTGGAATCCTTGAGCGCCTTGAAAACCTTGCGCGCCACCTGGTGTGCCAGGTTCGCCTTTCGCACCAGCAATTAAACTTGATACGAGATCAATGTAGACATTTGTTCGACCATTATTATTATCTTCATCACCAGTAATAATTAAGTTTGCAGTGTTACCACTTTTGAAGTTTACAACAGGTTGCTCACCAACTAAAAATTCTTCGACTTCAACGCTAACATTACCACCAACACCACTTCCGCCAAATCTATCAAAATCAATTCTTACATCTTCATCTTCATCAAAGGATGCTGTGCCGCCTGAAATATGACTGATGCTGAAAACATTATATCCATTTGAGGAAATGTCATTGATAGAAGAATATGAGAAGATAGCAAACTTTTCTGGATCTGTGCCACTGATTATCTTGATATAACCAGTACTATCATTGTTTAAATTAGTGTAGTAATCACTTAAATTATTTGTGTAATCATCAAAATAATCTAGATACATTTCAGTGGCTTGTGTTATGTCTGTGTTGTCAAATTTGACCACACCAACACCAGGAGTCACATTATCTGTATTTGATTTATATGTGTAGTTTAAAAGAGCGCTTGCACCATTACCACCACCAGAAGCAGTAGATGAAAACGACAAATTAATTTGATTGCCGTTTGATGTTGTTGTGATGATAATATTGTTGCCGTTTTGAAAATTAAGTACGGCGGCATTACCGACAAGATTATTCGCAACTTTAATTATAACATTTTCAGAATTAGCAATTGCTGCAAGAACGTTTGTTGTCCCGACGATAAGCGTATTTGAATTAATTCTTACGCCATTATCATCAATTGTAATTGACGTGTTACCAGCAGTAAACGAAACGTTATCGCCGAAAATGATATTGTCGCCGACGCGTCTGACGCCACCCAACAATTCATAACCACCAACCTTTGTGCCGTCATGAACACGAATTGTGTCCTTATCTGTGTCATAAACAATCTCAGTTAGATAACCAGTATATTGGTCTAACTCAGCTGTTGTTCCAGATTTAAATGCGGATATGACTGCCATGATTCAATTAAATATTAAAATTCTTTGGTTGAGGTTGTGCAGCCTTTACTTTTAATTTACGCTGCAAACGCTCTTTTGTTTGCGCTCTTTCAATTAAGAAGTTTACAACTGATAAAACTTTTTGCTGATCCCACTGATCGAAAGGAACGAAAGGTTCTTCCTCTGTAAAAACACGATCAACATCAAGTTCATAAACACCTCTTGTGGTCACAGTATTTACGCCGTCTGTTGCACTTGTTCCAATAGTAATAGACATAATGAAATTGGTGTATCCCCTGTAATCTTGCACATTGGCTACGATTTCATTATAGTTGTATGTTATTTCTGACATCTATTATTTATGAGCGATATTACCACTTGAGAGTTTGCATTTGTTGACTCTTCTCTTCAGCCGAAGCGCCAAGCATTGGTCGTTTATCGAAAGCCCATTCAGCATGTGGACCATTTTTATCAACATAATGTAAAAACAATTGCATGTATTTGTTACCGTTCAATTTTTCACGCCAATGATTTACTTGTGTTCCCAAGTAAATACACAAATCGCCATCATTTAATAACACACTATTGACTTTACCATCTAGTCCTTGAAAATAAATTTCCCAGGGTTGACCGTTTGTTTCAATCGCAACAGTCGCAGAATATTCACAACTTGGTCGATCTTTGTGTATTTCGAGAACTGCGTCTTGAAAGTATATTCTACCGTACGAATACGTTGGAAACAACTTTTTATTTGTTTGTGCTTCCATAAAAGGCAACATGGTCATTAACAGTGATTCGGTACAAAATGTTCTATGAAAACTATATGCTTTTGGTACTTGCTCATCTCCTTGTGACATGGGCTCATTAGGATCCCAGGCAACATACGAATTTATAGGTAAACCCTTCGAAAAATTTTCATAATCTTTTTGCATGTTTACTTGTAATGCTATAAAAGATGTAATCTTCTTTGATACAGCATTACGAATTACTTTATAACCTTTTGTATACAATTCACTCATAATTAAATCTCCACTATAAAATTAATAAACAATAACAATCAATCCATCACCACCCATTCTAGCCATTCCATTTGCGGACCAATTTGGTCCCCCACTAGTTCTATATAACCCGCCATATCCAATATTTCTTGTACCAATACCAACAGCTTCTTGCACATTAGTATCATACGTCAATAATATTGGATAACTTGGTAGTGGTTCCCATGCAGGTGCAGAATTTGCCATCGTAACATTTGATGTTTGTGGGCTGAAATATGACGAGCCACCACCACCGCCGATTTCACCA